CAACACTAACAACTGCCGCTCAGCAACAAGATGTGCGTATGCAGAATCTTCAGAACGCTCAGCAAAAAGCTTCACAAGAATCTGCACAGCGTCAACAAACAGCTCTTGCAAATCTTGATGCTGGTACAAGAATGGATCTTGCAAACCTTGAAGCTCTTAATCAAGCAGAGGCACAAAATCTTAGTGCCGAACAACAAACTCGTTTAGCTTCTTATAATGCTGAAGTTAATCGTACTATGCGTCAGGCTGAGCTTCAGCAAGATATGGAAAAAGCTAATCTTTCGACTAGCCTTCAAGTTGAGTTAGCAAACTTAACCGAACAAAACGTAGCATCCCGTGATACTATGACGGCTACAAACCAAGAGCGATTAACTAATCTTCAAAACCTTGTAGATTTCAAAAAGACTAATGCAAACTTAGCTCAGCAGATGGACATGGCTAACATGAATGCTGAGCAACAGATAGAGCTTGCAAATCTTTCTGAAAGAGCCGCAACAGATTCCGCAAACTTTACAGAAGCTAATCGTTTTAGATTGACGGAGTTAACTACTGCTGTTCAGGTTATGTCGCAAAACGCACAGCTCCGTCAAAATGCAGAAATGGCTAAACTTTCTGCCGCTGAAAAAGTAAGCCTTGCAAATTTAACGGCTAAGAACCAAGCAGACTCTGAGTCTATGTCGGCTGAAAACGTTAAAGAATTGCAAGTCTATGAAAAGCGTATGCAAGCCGCACAGGTTAACGCACAACTTGCACAACAAATGGGATTAGCAAATCTTTCAAATCAGCAAGAATCTGCAATGTTTAATGCACAGATTAATGCTAATTTAGACATGAAACAGTTTGATGTTAATCAACAAACGGCTCTTGCTAATAGTCAGTTTATGCAAACAATGACTATGAAAGATTTTGATGCTCGTCAGCAGTCTGTAATTCAAAGAGCTACAGCACTTGCGTCTATGGATATGGCAAACCTCGATGCTCAGACTCGCATTGAAATGCAGAATGCTCAAGCCTTTTTGCAAATGGACTTAACAAACTTAAATAATGAGCAGCAAATGGCTGTGTTAAACCAACAACAAGCTCAGCAAACAATGCTAAGCAATCAGGCGGCTACTAATGCAGCTCGACAATTTAACGCTGCTAATGAACAACAAGCTAATCAATTTAATGCGAGCTTAGCGTCTCAAGTTTCACAGTTCAACGCATCTCAAACAAATGCAATGGCTCAGTTTAATACTGCTGAACAAAACCGAATGGAGGCGCAAAACGCACAAAATGCTACACAAGTCTCAATGGCTAACGCTCAAATGGAAACAAACATTAATCAGTTTAATACTCAGCTTGAACAACAGCGAGAGCAATTTAATACTGCAAATGCTCAAGCAATTGAACAGGCTGATGTAGCTTGGCGCAGACAAACAAACACCATCAATACTGCGGCTCAGAACGCAGCTAACCAGCAAAACGTTCAAAACGCTTATGGTCTGACAATGATGGAACAACAGCAAGTATGGCAACAGATACGCGATGAAGCCGCATATGTTCGACAGTCTTATGAAAACGAACAAACAAGATTGACACAGCTTTATGCTACAGCAATTGGCAACGAAGCGGCGGCATCTAAAGGCTCGCCGACAAGTACAACAACATTAGTTAACACAATTAAAACTTTACTTGGGGGTTAAATCCAATGGGATTTTTTAGCAAAGTATTTAAAGGTATTGGAAAAGTCTTTCGTAAAATTGGCCGAGGACTTAAAAAGGTTGCCGCCAAGTTTGGCAAGTTCATGGGCAAGATAGGCATTATTGGCCAAATAGGTCTTAGCCTTTTATTACCCGGTATAGGTTCTATGTTTGGAAAACTTGCGGGGTCTATGATAAATACAACAATGGGCGGTGTAACTGGCGCTATTGTAAAAGGCGCTGGTCAAGTTTTAAATGCTGCAGTTAATGTTGGAACAAAAGTAGGTAGCACGTTTAAATCAATTACTGAAGGTGTTACAAAAGTATTGGGTGAAGTAGCTACGGCTGGTTTAGATAAACTTGGGCTATCGGATTCTACTTTTGGAAAATACCTAGCTGAAAAAGGTTTTACTGGAGATATCGGTAAAGGCTTTACAGATGCAGTTAGCGGTGTAAAAGCCAGTGTTGGAGATTTGTTTAGTTCAAACACTTTAACTGCAACAAATAAATATGCAGTACAGGCAATTCAAGAACAAACACTAGGAATGACAAGAGAGCAATATTTAGAATCAATTCCTGAAAGTCTTGCAGAAACTGAAAGAGATCAAATTTTAAATTCTATTCCAGAAACTTTGGCTCCCGAACAAGTTGTTGATAAAGGGCTTGTTGAACAACTAAACTATGAAATTCCAGAAGTAGGTTATAAACCTGCTCAAGCAACTGACAGTCTTCTTGGAATGCCGCAAACTTCTGGAGTTCCAACTAAAAATGTAACGCCTTATGCTGAAGCAACAGGAACTTCTGTTTTTAAAGACCCTGCTAAAGCTTTAGGCGAAGCGTGGGAAAAAACTAAAACAGAATGGACAGGCGAAAAAGTTTCTGATGTTTTTAGTACAGCGACTATAAAAGGAGTAACTGGTGCAGTTTCGGGTACTATACAAAAAGCCGCTGATTTAATGCCAGATACAAACATTAGTCAATTTTCAGGCTATGTGCCAACTATAGATATGTCTAGCACTACAGATATTGGAATGTACGGCCAACAACAACAGTCGTTTGATGCTGTGGCATACTTAGCTAACAATACAGAATCTATGGCTATGAGTCCTTATGGTTTTAATGCAAATGTATACAACCAAGCAATGCAACAGCGTGGATACGGCACACCATTTTTAATGGGGAACTTTTAAAACATGAATGATGAATACGTAAAAGTAGTTACACAGATGGGTCGGCCTATTCCGGGCCAAGGTCTTACAACAGATCCTGATAATCCTCAGCCTTATGAAAAGCCTCCACAGTTTACTTCAGTCCACGAAGCTTCTGAATTTATTTTTGGAAACTTAATTGAAGAAGAATCTTATGTTCAAATTCTGCAATTAATGGCTGACGATATGCCTGTTATGGATATTGTAAGAACACTTCTTTTTACAGGCTTTACAGAAGGCAAGTGGTCTCCAGACCTTATGCTTATGTTGGCTGAGCCTGTAGCTTATATGCTTTTAGCTTTAGCCGAACGCGCAGGAATTGATCCTGTTATTTATCGTGGTGAAGATGAAGACGAAGCAGATGAAGTTGCTCTTCTTGGAACAAAGTTTGAAGAAGAAAAAATTCAAGGAATGAAACAGTTTTTAAAATCTGGCAAAGTTCCAGCACAAACGCTTACACCTGAAATGGTTCAAACAATAGAACAACTCCCAGTTGATGACAGCTTGATGGCACAAGAACAACAACAAGAAGAAGAAGTTCCTGCTCAGGATACTGGTAGTTTATTAGCGCCTCCAGCGCCTACTGAAGAGGAAATGCAGTAATGGCTATTCAACAATTTGGTGAATCTCTTTTAGCTGATGTTCGTAAAAGAAATCAAAGAGAAGCTAAACGTCTTCGAAAAGAAGAAGAAAAACAGGCACTGCTTGGTTTAGGTGTTCAGCTCGCTGGAGTAGTAGGTAATAAAATTCTTGAATCTAAAGTTCAAAATTTTATGAATAATGAAGAAACTATTCAGCAACGAGTGAACTTTAAAACAAACTATTCTTTAGCTGAGAAAGATGTAACAGAATATAATAACTATTTGTCGAATGGGTTTCAATATTTGTATGACCAAGCGCTTGCGCCTATCACACAAGCAGTAAAATTAGCGGCTCCAGCAGGAACTTCACAAACTCAAATAAATCAAGTAATCCATACTGAAGCCATGAAGCGAGCTAAAGAAGCAGAAGAAAATCTTAAAACTCGTTATGATTCTGCTTCGAAGTTTATTCAAGGCGCTGGTGCTGATCCAATGGCATACGATAAAGCTTTATTAAAACAACAACCAAGGACTGTAGCAGAATACATAACCAAAGGAATTGGCGGTTTGTTTTCTGGCGGCAATGCTACAAATGCTTTAGATAAATCAAACTCAGAATTTTTAAAAGAAAAAGCTTCAGTCTATCAAACTCTTCGACAAGAAAACGTTGGGCCTAAGCCAGCGTTAGATCTTGTTCAACATTATAAAGATACTATTGATTGGGAAAGAACTCCGCCTAAAATAGAGACAAAAGAAATTACTATATCTGATGAATTTGGCAATGACAAAAAAATCACTGGGCAGTTATTAACTGATGGTGTTACTGGAAAAGCTCTTGGTTTTTATGATTTAAATGGGAACCCAGTAAACACAACAACTGGAGAATTTGGATTAACTAAAAGAAGAATACAAAGTATTCAAGATCCAGTTATTGACCAAGCTCAAATGGATGTTATGCAAAATGTCTCTAAAGATACTTTAAACGTTTTTAAAAAATATACTGAAGAAGTATTGGTAGGTAAAAGCGAAGATAAAGATAGAATCTCTGCGGCTAAAAAACAAGTTTATGGTGAGATTCTTGTAGGTTCTAAAGCCTTACAAAAACGATTTAATTTTGAAGACGATGTAGCAATTCAACTTGCTTCTGAAATGCAAGCAATCAACATTCAAAATAAAATGATTGATACTTCTGCGGCTTTGAATCCTTTTGAAAATTTAGAAATACAGCCCGGAAAAGATTTGTATTTAACAAAAGATGTGTATAGTCCTTTTTTGGCTTTAGCTGCTTTAGAAAAGCTAGAAAAACAAAGTGAGTCTGGTGAGCGTATACCTTACAGTAAAAAAACTTTAGAAAATATCAGAACTAAAATTATGGCTCAAACATTATCAGAATCTGGCCAAACAGAAATGGGGCGTATTTTTACAAACATGTCTGATATGTCTAAGAAAAATTATTTTGATTGGATGAGTAGCTATGATATTTTTACATCTCCAATGGGTCAAGCACAAACAAGTATTCTCGATAGATATAAAATGGCTTATGCTCCACAAGTAAAACTTGAAAAAGACAAACCAATGTCTGAGCGTTTACCTACATATCGTTCACTTTAAAAGAGACAATACATGGCTAACTATAGACACGATTTATTCACAGACGTAAATTTTCCAGAAAGTCAAACGCCTAAACCTCAAGAAATTAAAATACCTTCTGAGTATACAGAAACAAATAAATATTTTCAAGACTTAACGGCTGATGATTTTTCTTATAGAAATATTTATGGAGAAACTGTTTCTGAATTTAAAGAAGATCCAGAAGTAATTCAAAAGTTTGAGTTGTTAACCGATTATCTTGGCAACAATCAAACCTTTATGTCTACGCTTATTGATCCTTCTACAAGCGCTAGAGATACTGATCCAGCAGAGTTTCTTCGTGATGATGTTGTACGTATTGGCGCTAAGCTAAACAAAGCAATGGCAATGGAAGACGCTCCTGAAGATGTAAAAGAAGCTTATCGTTATCTTCAAGAAAGATTTGATAAAGCCGAAATTGGTGGGGTTGGTGATTTCTTTAGTGCTTTTGCAGATTATGGCACAGACGTTGTATTCAACCCAGAAACTATTGCAAGTGTAGTTGCTGGTATTTTTAGTGGCGGTCAGTCTGCCGCAGGAACAGCGGTTGCTCAACAAGGCGCAAGGCTTGCTTTAGCTAAAGCTTTAGGAAAAGCTTCGACTATTATGAATCCAACTACAGTCGGCGGTGCGGCTATTTATGCTGGATCTTTCACAGGATTAGATAACTACACACAACAACAACTAGACATCTCATTAGACAAGCGCGAAGAAGTAGACGAAAATGAGGTGTTTCTTTCTACGCTTGTAGGTGCTGGCGCAGGTGCTGGACTTGCTAAACTTTTAAAACTGGGCGCTTCAAAAATAAATAAACAAAACACTGAAGAAGCTTTTGAAGATGCAGGTTTTGACTCTGACTATGACTACTATTCTAAACGTGCGAAAAGCTCGTTTGATGCTGCAAGCGATAAAGCAGATACTGCTCCTCAGCCCGGAACAGAAATTGTTGTAGATAATATTCCGTTGTACGCTCCAAAAATGATTGAAGACTTTTCAGGAAAGTTTCAAGGCATAACTCCAGATCCTGAAGATCTTGCTGCAGATGCGCAGTTTTCAAAGCTTGTTAATGATCTTGGTGGTGGTCAAGCGACACAAGATGAATTAATTGATGCGGCTATAGCTGCTGCGCAACAAGAATCTAAAGATAAAGTAAGTTCTGTATTTATGAATAAACTTTATCGGATGTTTGCTAATACTACATCAGGCATGTTTGGCGGTAAAGCTTCTGGTGTTTATTCTCCTTATACTGCTTATTCAGGAGCCGCTAAAGTTCTTCAACAAAAATTTTCAAGAGAGTTTGCAAAGAACTGGAGAGGTCCACAAAAAATTATAGCTGAAGATTTTGCAGAAGCACAGCGAAAAATTACAGGTAAATATTACGTAGACTTTTTAAATATTGTAGAGCCTATAGCTTTTAACAAACTAAAAGGCACATTAAAAGATAATGTAAATGCGGATCTTAGTAAAGCTATACGTGGGGGAATGACAGGCAACAAAACAATAGATACTACAGGTTTAAAGATTAAACAGATTTATGAAGAGCTAGGCGACCGTCTTTATGAGGCAGGCATTATTGCACATAAAGTTGAAGACTATGTGCCTCGTATGTGGAATCGCAAAGCTATTGAAAAGAATTCTGATAAATTTAAAACTCTATTAGTTCAAGAAAACGAAGCAGCAGATTTAATTGAAGCAGATCGTATTGTAAAAGAAATGCTAGATAAAGAAAATCAACTAGACTCTGGAACCCACGGACATTTTTTCTCGGCTAAACGTAAATTTGAAAACATTGAAAACGATGCGCTTTTTGAAGAGTTTTTAAATAATGATGTTAATTCTACATTTTATACTTACATTTATCAAGCAGGTAAATCACTAGCTAAAAAAAGAGTATTCGGTGTTCGTAATGAAAATGAATTTACAAATCGTTGGATTAATCAAATAGCCGAAGATCATCTTAGGGCAACAGGCAAGGCTCTTCCAAAATCTGAGCGAGAAAGAATGCTACAAACATATCGCTTAGCTACAAGTGAAAACCTTGATCGTTTTGGAGACGGCTTACAAAATACAGTAGACGGTTACAACTTTGTTACTCGTGTGGCTACTCTTCCGCTTGCAACTCTTTCAAGTTTATCAGAAGTGCTGCTTAATATTTCTAAAGCCGGAGTAGTTAACAGCGTTAAAGGTTTTGGTGAAGCCGCTGAAATTTCTTTTAAAAGAATAACAAAAGACATGCACTCAGATCTTATGTCTAAACATGGCTTAACTGCTCAAGAAGCTTGGCGCGAACTTTATGAGCATAGTATTGCAATAGATCATGGTCTTTCTCAAGTAGGCAACCGTTTAGCAGGCGATGATTTAATCAACGATAATCTGCAAAAGGCCAGCAATAAATTTTTCCGTTTAAATTTTCTAGATCAATGGACTAAGTTTGCACAGTTAACAAGTTATGCAACAGGAAAGCGTCTTATTGAAGACAACATTCAGGCTATAGCTGAACACGGCAATGCTAAAATGACTAGACGCATTCAAAACAAAATGGATGAGCTTGCAGAGCTTGGCATTGATCTTGAAGAAGGCATTAAGTGGTTTAAAGCAGGAGCCAAAAATAATGATGAGTTTTATTCAAAAGTAAAAGACGGAGCGGCTAGGTATACAAATGATATTATACTACAACCTACAGCTTTGTCAAGCATAAAACCAAGATTATATTCGAACCCCAAAACAAGTATGTTGTTTAACTTGTTGTCTTATCCTGCGGCCTTTAGTAATACTATACTAAAAGGAGCCGCAAAGCAAATGATAAGAAACCCAAGTGCTAATGCCGCAAAAGTTTTAACTGCTGGTATTATTATGACAGAGACTCAAAGGTATTTAAATTATATTAGGTCTCGTGGTCAAAGTGAAGAGAATACAACACCTGCGGAAGCAAGGCTTGCAGCAGTTAAACGTTGGGGCGGAAATGGTTTGTTATTCGATCAGCTTGAACGCGCACAGAAAACCGCAATGTATTCTGGAAAAGTTAGTTCGTATTTGTTGATGCCATTTGGACCTTTACCTTCAGACGTTATTAATTTTTATAATCGTCCAGCGTCTACATTAGGTACTAAAGTTCCGGGCTATGCCGCAGGAACTACTTTGCTTGGCAAAGAAACGATGGATGAATATCGTAAAGGACTAAAAAATATAGACCGACAATTAAAAGATGTAGGTATTCCAGATAAACCAATGGATGTTGGTAGAGATCTTTTTGCTAAAGGCGGTGAAGTAGATATACCTAATGCTCCAAAAGAACCTGATGAACGCATTGACAAAATGACAGGCATACCCTATAATATACAAGCAGGCAGTGCGTTTATAGATGAAGAAGATCCAATTAAAACATTATTGGGGTAATTATTAAATGACATTAAATGTAATTCTAAAAGCTTTAAAGGCATCAACAGATAATTTGTTTGATGATGATTTTTTGCGACCGTATGCAACTCAAATATTAAATGCTAAAGATAATGTTACAAACAAACCAGTTTCTAGCTCTAATGTAGATGTTCCAATAGATGATGAATTTAATACAATTATAGATGACATAGCTGAATTAGAAACAAAAGTATTTTTACGAGAAAAAATTGACAAGTCTTTAGAAGAACTCCAACAAATGAAAGAGTGGAAGAATTACCAAGAAGGAGATTGGGAAACTTTCAGCAGAGCTAGGGGTTATACTGAAAAAGAAATAGATGATTTTGCATATCTTCAAGAATTAAGAAATCAAATATTAGATGATGATGGTGGGCTTTCTAATCAAATACAAAATATTTTAAATACATTAAGAAACGAATATAATAAAATTAAAGTTGATGTTGATCCTGATAAAATTCTAGATAAAAAATATGCACCTTTAGTAGACTTTTACACTACAAAAATTTTAAATGATGGTATAGCTATTGGAGGAAGAACAAGTAAAAGTGCTATAACAAAAGAAGGGGCAAGAAAACTAGCGCGTGATTATGTTGTTAAAATGGTAGAAGAATTAGAGCCTGAAGAATCTGCTATTGTTAAAAAATTATTTTCTAAAATATCTTTAAAAGATGAAACTCTTCCTGAAGAAGCTGTAGATCAAGCAACTAGAGAAGCAAATCTTGAAGAAGGAATAAGTGGCTCTGTTATTGAAGTTCCAATTTTTAGAGCTTATAAAGATTTCCATGATTTTGATTTTGATCCTGCGTTTTTGTTTCCAAGAGAAATGGGAGTTCACACAGGCACTCAAGGTCACGCACATACAATTATTGCTGCTGAGTTTAAGGATATGCCTTCAGATTGGGCAAAAGGCCAACAGATTGAAAGGCGTGATATGCTTGAATTCTTAATGAAAAAAGCAAAAGAAAATAACATGAACTTTGCAATTACTAAAGGATATGCAAGAGTAAGAAATCCTTTACGTTTAAAGCGCGAGCCTATGTCTTGGAAGGCTTCAGAAATGTTAACAATGGCCGGGGAGTTTTTAAATGCTATTGAAACACAAAGTAAAAACCTTCCGCCAGATTTTCAAAAACAATTTGATGATTTAACAAACGTAGGTTTTCAGATAGAGCAAAAAACAATAGATGCTCCGCCGCTTGTGTCTTCAAGATTTCACAAATATAAAAACGAAGCTCTTGATGCTTCATTGACTGCGGATGTTCAACGACTTTTAAATCGTGCAGGCTTTGATGCTATTGAATATACAAATGAAGTTGAAAGCACCTTTAAAGGCGAAGCAAATAAATCTTATATTCTTTTTAACCCTTATCAGTTTAAGTCGACATACGGTAAAGCTTTAGATTTTGAAGATCCTCGTACAGCTTATTCGATTGGCGGAGTAGCTAAAGGCGCTTTTAAACTTTTTGCTCCTGCTGTTGATGGGCTGTTTAGTCCAGCAGAAAAAGCAGCGTTAAACATCCAACAAAAGTCTGGAACTGGTCAAGCATTTATTAATGCAATTAAGAAAGGCGAGGGCGTTAAAGAAGAAGAGCTTCAGGCTACAGGATTTATAGATGCTTTTAAAGACAAACAAAAAGTAAGTTTGGATGAGGTTCAAGACTTTTTATCTTCTAATCGTTATAATTTACAAACAGAACGAGCCGATAATGCTTTTCAAGAATACAGTTTATTAGATGAAGAACCATACGAAATAAATACAGCAGGTCAAACATACGCAAATATTTTTAAAGTTCCTGAAGGTAGAAAAGGAAGCAACTACCAGCCAGCGCATTTTACTGAAGGAACAATGGCCCACACTCGCGTAACAGCTTTGCCTGAAAGCAACACAAATAAACAAGTGTATGTTATTGAAGAAGTACAGTCTGATCTACACCAAGCAGGTAGAAAGTATGGCTATTATAGCAAAAAAGCAAGTAAAGAATATGAAAAGCTTGTAGAAAAACTAGGCCCAGACGTTTATTATTCTTTAGACAACATAAGACAAAATAAAGAAACAAGTAATGTTATTAAGCCGTTTTTAGATGTTCAAGATGCTGATGATTTAGAAGATGCTCTTGATGGATTTGAAATTCACTCTCAAAGAATAGCAGATCATATAAATTATTTAGTAGTAGACCTTAACTTAAGCGAATACTTTAATGCTATAGAAGATATTTTTGATGATGTAGATCAGTTCTTTAGTGCTGAAGAAGTAGTCGATGAAGTTAAACAACGATTAAAAAATTCTCTTGAACCCGGAGAAAAAATAGATAAAACTGAAAGAGACTTCGTTATAGACTCTATGACAGATTTGTATTTTAGTAAAAACAGATTTAAAGAATTAAACAGGTTTGAAAAACTTATTACATCTGCAGAGGATGAAGATGTACTTAAAGTTGTTCAAGAATATTCTAACAACTTTAAAAAATTAATAAATAAAAATGAAGAAAGTTTAAGTAGACTAATAAAACAAAGATCAGATAAAGATTATAAAGATATTGCTAAATTAGAAAATCAAGTTCTTTATGGTGTTCCTGATGTTCCGTATAAAAAAGACTGGTATAAATTAGCGTTGCGCAAATCTTTAATTGATGCAGTAAATCAAGACTTTGATAAAATTGGTTTAACAACATCTGAGATACAAGCAAAACGCTATGAGTACGAAGGCGACAAAGCTAAAGGGTTTGTAAAATATTATGATGAAATCTATCCCAAATTCTTAAAAGACTTTGGTAAAAAGTATGGCGCAGATGTAGAACTAACAACAGTAAAAACACCTAGCGGCAGAGAATTTGAAATCTGGGCAATGGAATTAACGCCCGAAATGAAAAAGGATATTCAAAAAGGATTGCCTAAGTTTATGGAAGGTGGATATGTTGTACAAGCTAGAGATGTTAGCAAGTGAAAAGACTAATAGAAACTTTAAAACGTCATGAAGGTGTTCGATACTATGTCTATAGAGATCATCTCGGCTATGAAACTATAGGCGTAGGACGCTGTATAAACCGCTCTGTGGGCTTAGGATTATCCCCCGATGAGGTAGAGTATCTTCTAATAAATGACGTTCAGCGTTGCATTGAGGAGCTTGACGGAGCCTTTGAGTGGTTCAAAGACTTAGACGAGGTTCGGCGCGAAGCAATGATTAATCTTTGTTTTAATCTAGGGTTGACTAAGTTACGTAAATTTGTTAAAGCTTTAGATGCTATGAAAAATAAAAAGTATAAAGAAGCCGCCAAAGAATTTCTTGATAGCAAGTGGGCTAATCAAGTAGGCGAGCGAGCTAAAGAAGTTGCAGAGATGATAAGAACAGGAGAGGCTTATGCCAGCTAAAAAAGATCCAAGATTAGAACGTGCAGGAGTTGAAGGTTATAACAAACCAAAGCGAACACCTAAGCATCCTAAAAAATCTCATGTTGTTGTGGCTAAAGAAGGCGACAAAGTTAAGACAATCCGCTTTGGTGAACAAGGCGCTAAGACTGCGGGCGCACCAAAGGCCGGAGAGTCTGAGGCAATGAAAAAGAAAAGAGCTTCGTTTAAGGCTCGGCATAGACGAAACATAGCCAAGGGCAGAATGTCAGCGGCTTATTGGGCCGATAAAGTTAAATGGTAGGAGAGAGCCAACATGAAAAAAACATTTAAGGCTATACAGAACCTTTCAAGTAATCCTGTTGTTGGTTTAGCTAGTGCAGCCATTAACCGCAACCCGGCTGGAGCTGCATACTCGGGCGCAAACTTAGTGTCTAAAATGACAACAGGTAAAACAATTCCAGAGCATTTAAAATCTTCTGTTAAAGGGCCGCCACAATCTAAATCAAATAAAGTAGGCCCAAACAAAAAAGGGAAGACTGTAGCAAGCGGCGATGTTCAGTACGATGCAAAACAAAAAAATATTTTAAGAGATCGAAAGTCTAAGGGTGGGTTAGTGACGTATAAAAGCGTCCAAGATCTAAACAATAAAATGTAAAAGGAGATAAATGAAAAAGAACGATGATTATCAACCGCAATTATTTAGACCGCTAAACACATACGGAATTTATTTTTTAAGTGCGGTTATTTTTAGTACAGTATTTTATACAGTCGGAGGATTGAATGGATTATAACAATTATATGCAAGTAATGATGACCTTAGAAGACATGCCTAAAGGATCAGACATGTACAAAGAAGGCGGATTAAAGTGCAAGAGTATTAGCCGCATGGAACACATGTTAGATTGTGAAGCTAAAACAAAGTTTAAGGGCGATGCCGATGCCAGCCAAGAAAACAAAGTCTAAAGTTAACGAAGCAGGAAACTACACTAAGCCTACCATGCGAAAGAGGCTCTTTGAAAAAATAAAGGCGGGGTCTAAGGGCGGAAAGGCTGGTCAGTGGTCAGCGCGTAAAGCTCAGATGCTTGCTAAAGAATATAAAGAGGCGGGCGGTGGTTATAAGTGACAGACTCACCGTGTGTTAAAAGCTGCAAGCTAACTGAAGAAAAGATTTGTTCTGGTTGTAAACGGACTGTAAAAGAAATAGCTGAGTGGTCAAGGCTATCGCCCTTACACAAGGCTCAGATAATAAAAAGGTTAGAATCTTATGGCGCTTAAAAAATCTCAAAAGTCTTTAAAGAAATGGACCTCTGAAGACTGGGGAACAAAGTCAGGAAAACCTAGCACTCAAGGCTCAAAGGCTACTGGAGAAAGGTATCTGCCTAAGAAGGCTCGTGAGTCTTTAAGCGCTAAAGAGTATGCTGCAACTACTCGAAAGAAAAGACAAGATACAGCGGCAGGAAAACAGTTTTCTAAACAACCTAAAAAGATTGCAAAGAAAACTGCTAAACATCGGTCTTAGTATTAAGGGCATTTAACTCTAGTTCGATTTTTTCGTGCATATCACCTAGATGTTTTAATCCTTCGCTAATAACTTTTTCTATAATCTTTTGTTCTTCTAATTCTTTGAAAAACTTTGGGACTTCTTTTATCGGTAGTGTACTATACTCCGACATCAGAAGTCCTTTTTTGTTGAAGAAGATTCTAAAAGACAACAGGTTTCCTTCTTCTTTGTTTTTCATTCGTTGTCTTCCATTATTGCTTTAACAATATCAAGTCCGTCAATATAATCTTTAGACTCCATTAATTGTTTTAGTTGTGATTCAATGGCTTCATAAAATGCGTCATGGTCATGGAAGGCCATAGGATTTTTTAACATGATTTCAATAGCCAGTGCATGTTTATTTATATCTGCTTTATAATAGTCACGCATAGTCTCTAGTATATTATACTCTGTTGGCATCTTTAGGTTCATCTTTCTTCTTTACCTCTTTATTGTTTTTGAAAATCTTGTCGTAGTTCTCTTCGTACTTTTGTTTGTCGGCGGATCGGGGCGTTGACCCCTTTCCACCATGCCATTGTTGTGTCATAGCTCACAAGCTCCACCTACACACGCTAGCTCTTGAGAACCTTCAGTCAAGTCGGTTGCTTCGTTGATGTCCCAATCAACAGTCTCGGGCATCTGTTTAACTAACTCATCGTATTGTTCTTTTGTGATCTCTTCGTAGGGTGCTTGCTCATAACTGTGATTAGAGTAAGGCAAGAAGCTAACGCCAGATACATCATCAAAGTTATTGTAAAGCCAATTACCAATAGAAAGAAACTCAGAGTCGCGATAATAGACTGTGATACTTGGTTTATGTTCACACCAATGCTCCTGATACATTGTCCAAAGTTCAAGCTGTTCAAGTCCTGTTTGGTCTGAAGCCATAACAGCATTAGCCGGAGCCTTCTTAACAAAAGAAAATACCTTTGTTGTGGGTGATAGATTGTCCATCTCTACCGGAACTCCGGCAGCCTCTAGAACACCACAAAGCGGATCACGAGCATCAGCCCTAACACGACGAATATAATGTGTAGCAAATCTACCATGTATGCCGGACGCTGAATCAACCAACTGCGAAACAGTTCCAGAGGGTTTAACACATGTAATAGCAGCAGACTGGTTAATACCCAACTTAGCAGCCCATTTTTTATTCGTGTTAATAGATTCATTCTTTAAAGTCTCTAAGGTCTTTGCCAAGTCTGGCTGATTTGGGTGGTCAAAGAAAGTACCTGTTGTTACTTTGCCAGACAACACAGGATGATCTAAGATTCCGGTTAAGCTTACGCCCAACAAAGCTTCTTCTTCTGTGTTCTGTCTCCATACTTTACGAAGATATCGGAAGTCTGTTAAGGTAGCTTGGAGAGTTCCAAGGATACTTGCAACTCGTACTTTCCTTCGCAAAGAGTCGAACGTGTCGTCAGGCCGGACAACAACTTCTGACAGGTTACAAAATTGGTTTGGTCTGAGGATAATTTCCGAGCAAGGATTTGTGCCAAAGTCCCAGTCACTATCTCGTCTACCGTTTTTCGCAGCCTGTTTCTGACTTGCCACTCTACTAAAGATACCTCGCTCACCACTTCTTGACTCATATAAACTTGTCCACTCCGATAAAAATGCTTCGAAATCTGGCTTCTCTGTATAACATGCAGAGTTGTTAGCCAGCCCACGCTGAGGTTCTTCTACCCACCACTGGCCGTGTTTGGCTCTGCGGATTCTGTCGTCTGTGAGGTTGGATAAACTGATGAGGGCTGAGCGTCTGACTCCTCCGACAACCACAATCTGAGCGATTTTGCAGCAGAGATCATGGCATTCAAGACTACTAAGTTTACGTCCTGCAGCTTTCTTGAACACTTCGACTGTAAATTTGAAGAGGTCAACGAGAGGTTCAGGGCCGCTAGCTCTTCCTCCAAATGTTTTAAGAGTTGCTCCTGCTGGTCTGACCTTGGAGACATCCCAAGACGGGAGCTGACCGCTGTAAAGTAAGCTGATAAGTTCTCGATAAGCCTTTGCCCATCCGATCTTGCTGTCGATGACGCTGATTGTTGTTTCTGTTGCATGGAAATCCTCCGATACTGTAGGTAATTTAGTAATGTATTGGCGCTCTACTGAGAAGCCAACGCCTGTACCGCACATAAGTATATACATCATCTCGTCAAAAGCACGAGGGTGATCTATAGGCATATAACTACAATTAAAACCTGCAACATTGTCGCGATCTAATGCGGCTCCTGCGGTCATTAGCGCTCTCATGCTAGGCATGACTTCTAGGTTTAATATTGCATTATAAACCTCGTCATAGTCCTTGCCTGTTAACTGGCCTCGGTCTTTAAAGTAATCACAATAACGTCGGGCTGTTTCGTCCCAGTTCTCTCGTCGTTGTTCTTCAGGGATGTAACGTGCATAGCGTGATTTGTGAATGTATTCCTGATAACTGTCCATCTATTCTCCTAAGTTTTTTAATTCTAAATAAGTGTAATGTTCGGGGTGGAACTCTTTTGTACGGTGTATACTTTTTTGCGGTTTGAATTTTTTTAACTTTTTCTTTCGGTTAAATCGGGCGGTTCTTTCTTGTTTACGGTCAATCATAACCCCTCTTCTTTATGCTCTTTGTTAACCCAATTGTCCGGGATACTTGTTTCGCTATACCATCTAAACCCTTTAGAGCTTGCCCACTCTCCGTGTGTTCTTTTGGTTCCGTCTTTCCTTAGCTTTGCTTGCGGCATAGGAGCATTAGGGTCAGAGAAAAGAAATACAAGTTCATAGTCATCTGGTAATGCTTGTGAAATCCATACATATTTACTGTACTCTGCTGAGTCCCAGAATCTACCTTTAGCCTCAAGCAATATCTTCTTTCCTTCCAGCTCCCGAATAAAGTCAGGGTGGTAGGTGTGGTGAACAACATACTCAACCTTTTCTGTGTGAAAGTTCCAATCTTGAAGAAGCCCGCTGTGAAGAACATACTCCCAATTAGAGTCGTATCCTTTAACAACGTCTTTTTCTACGGGCCTAGCGATCCTTTGCTTTCTGTAGCCTTTCCTTATCTTCGGATTTGTCAATGTAATGTTGCCTCTCTTTTTTCTAGTTCTAAGTTTATTTGAGCTGCGATTTCATTGAGTGTAAGTTTATCAATGTCATTGACTGTACCACCCGAAATAAAAGATCTGGCGCACAACGTTATTAAAAGCTCAAGCGGGATGTCTATCTTGTCTGATTCTTCCATGATTTCAATAGACTCATTACTTCTTCAAGTTGGATTGTTGAAATGTCGCGAGACTTGTTCTTCGCAACAATGTACTTTAATTTCTTTCGCACCCAGCGGGGCGAGAAAGTGCTGAGAAAAAACTTGTTGTTGGTATAGACATGTGTCTGTGACGGAAGAAGTTCTTTATAATTATGTATGTTTATCTTCTTGGCTTCTTCTTCACTCACTAATGTTTTCAACCAATCAACAAGTATAAAACCTACGTGATGATTTATTTTCTTTATTGTCTTTCTGTTCATAGTATCTCTTCTACTCGTGGCTCAACCACAACCTTTGTAAAGTATGCAGGGCCGTTTGAATATTGAAAGGCTCGAAGACCTTGGTAATCGTTAGCATCTTTGTAGCACTCGTGCTTATAAGAGCAGTAATTACAACCTTTAGGTAATTTCATATTGCCTTTTTTACCGTCTGGTATAGGATCATAACATCTTTCAGGCGGAGTGTCAAGAGCTATTATATCTTTTAGCTCAGAAATATTTTTAGTTATTGTAGGCTTAACAGCTTGTTCAGGCTGATAAAGACACAGCTCACCGCTTTCTTTGTTGATAACAAGGAAGCCACCATTCTTAGTGTTCTGCGTAACTTCGTAACCTGCTAACTGCGAAAGATACCCAAAAGGATCGTCATCTGCCAGCGTTCCTGTCTCAAACTTCTTGAACGCAAACCTTGAGGCTGTTTTAACATCTACTACTTCACCGTCAATCTTACAATCCATGTGGCCTTTGATGCCGTTTAACTCTACTTCTTTTTGCTCATCAGTAACTTTGTGTCCTGACATTCGCACTAACATCAAAACTATTTCTTCGAGGATATGCCCATAAAGAAATTTAATTTGTGTTGGTGCGCTTGGAGCCGATGAGTTGTTCTCGTCTTTTGATTCGTACCACAACTGTCGCGCAGGTTTACCGACATTTGACATCCTTAAGCTGAAAGTTTTGTTGCGCTCTGAAGGAGTTGACCAAGATATGATACTATCTTTAATTCTTGATAGTGTTATATCTAATTCTTTCTCAGGTATCTCAAGGCCTTCACCGTTTGAAAGCCCTTCGAGCTTCTCGTATATGTCCGAGATCAAAGTATCTAAAGTTTTCATAATCCTTCCATGTCTAGTTTAACACAAGCCATTTCATCTCGTGCGTTATCTACTGAGCATTTAAACCACTCGCCTCGTTGTTCATGGATCTTTGATAATCGTCGGTGTAGTTCTGCTTCGGCAGCTCTGCGGTCATCAACCTTACAAAACGATTGTATTTCAAAGTCTCGGAAAGGCGTAGAGGTTTGATAGTTTTTAAGCCTGTCTCGTGCATCAACAGCCATTCCAACTTTTACCCAACCTTCAAACGCAGGATTGGTAATTATATATAACTCTCCTTTTGTTGAAGTCTTGTAGTTTATTAGCGAACTAAACGCTGCTTCTTCAAAGCCTTCGTATCGACCGGGCTTATGTAGCGGATGAGTAGTAGGGATATAAGAACCATTAACCCACATACGCTTATTGTTTTTACGAACGTGCGCTTCTACCGAACGCTTAGCGCCATCTTTGCATCCAACATAATATTGTTTTCCATCTTGTTCGATGATGTTTGTTTTGTAATTCTTAGTGCGTTTCTGCCCAGCTTTTCCTGTCATTTTTTTCTCCTAGATGTATTACTTTCTTTTTCTACAGCATCCCAAAACTCTTCGTCATCCATAGTATAATACCCTATTTCTTCTGGGCCTTCTAGCCAAATGAATGTCCCATTATATTCTTCCCACTGATCGTTTAATTGTTTTCTAGAACAAGTAGCAAAACTACCAGAAATTATTTCATATGGAACATAAACATCGTCACAGGCATACATGTTTCCAAATAAAGTAAATCTATTAGTGCGTTTCCGCCCAGTTGTCACCGACATTATATTCTCCAGTTAATTCACATTTAAGATCTAAGTTTCTTCCTGCTTGCTCAATTGCCTTAACGCCTAGTATCCCAACACGATCTGCAAGATCAGCTCTTATTTCTATCTGCCATTCGTCGTGGACGTTAGCCACAAAACAATCATAGATGCCTTCAGCATTTAGATATTCGTTTAAGATTACTAGCGCCTCTTTCATTACGATAGCTCCTGCACCCTGCAACAAAGTGTTTAAGGCTGAATGCTCTGATCTAACAAACAGCTTTCGACCATCTAAACCTTTTAGATATCCTTTCTTAGACGCTCTTGCAACTCTGTCTTTAAGAGTTTTAAATGCAGGGAGATTATCGAAGAAACGTTCTCTAAGTCGTGTACCATCTTTTGCGTTTCCACCAACCACTGATCCAAGCTTTGCATCTCCTGCTCCGTATAAGAGTGCATAGATGAAAGTCTTCGCCTGATTTCTTGATTCAAGTCCTGCAAGGTTTTGGTTAGATGTGTGTATGTCTCCGTTGAGAAGTTCATAAGTGTATGCCTCATCGTTCATGTAGTGTGCTAACATTCTAAGCTCAAGACCACTGGCATCAATACCTACAAGTTTGTGGTCTTTTGCTACTGTCCAACAGCGTCTGCACTCAGCCCCATAAGGACTGTTTGTGCTAGGAACTTGAGCCATGTTAGGACTGCTGTGGGTCATGCGCCCTGTTACAGCGCCGTTAGTATTAACATACCCTCGGACTCTATCGTCGTTCTGATCTGCTTGCTCTAACCAAGAGTTAACTTGCGCTAGTCGTTTTTGCAGCATTAAGTATTGAGCGATTGTTTTAGCTTCGGGTATGTTTTCGATCTGGCTCAAAGTCTTTTCATCTACGATGGGCTGACCTGTTGGTGTGTGCTTTGTTGGCTTCCAACCAAACTCAATAAGATACTCGCCTATCTGTTTACGAGAACCAAGGTTAAAAGGAATTTCGTCTGATCTAATCATAGGTGATTCGGTCTTAACCATCAGATTATATTCTTCATCTGATAATCTTACTTTTTTGTTAGAGCCTTCTACGCTACACATCTTAGATATTTTACCAGCTTTTGTGTACGTTGGCAAGAGCTTAATGCTAGAATCTTTAGGTAAAAATGTTTTTTGTACAAGTGTTTCAGCATCTAAAAGCTTTTCAGATAACTCAGCAACTAGCTTCATGGCGCTTTTAACATCTAACAAGAAGCCTTTGTCGCGTTGGTCATTTAAGATTTTGTAAACTTCATGCTCTAAAGAAATACTTTTTGCACTAAACCCTTGAGCTTCAATCTTTAAGTGCTTATATACTTTGTTGTTTAAGTTTACATCGTTCTCACAGTAGACTAACATCTCAGGTGTGAACTGCTCAAACTCTTTGAACTCTAGTTTCCTGTGCCGTAGCCTATAGCCCCAGCTTTCTAAGCCGTGGCCGCCTTCTCTTGTTGGATTAAAGAGTCGGCTAAGCACCAAAGTATCAACAATCTTTTTATCAATAGAAAGATCAACACCATGCAGCTTCTTAATCACTGGCATATCATAACCAAGTATGTTGTGGCCTATTAGCTTTCCTGCGTTCTTTAATAGTTCTATTCCTTCTTTGATTTTATCTGGGCCGAATGAGTGCATCCGACCTGTCTCAGTCTCTAGCGCAACAATACAAAAGATTACGCTAGGGTCTAAACCATCTGCTTCTATATCGAAGACATAGGCTGTCATAAAACTTCTCCAAGTTCATCGTCGTTAGTATCAAACATATCTACTTCACGTAGTCTACCAGAATCTTTCTCATAAATCAAGTGTGATGCGACTCCAACATCACCAGTATATCTGGACTTTAAAACTCGAACCTTAGAGGTAGAGGCTTCTAAAGGATCGTCTGATTGTTGATTTCTTTCGAGGCTTATTACGCAATCAGATAACTGAGCGATAGACTGCGAACCACGCAAATGACTAAGGCTAGTTTCGATTCCGTTCTCGTGGCCTCGGTTGCCATCGACTCTTCGCAAGTGTGAAACAAGAATCATACCGCATCCTGTTTCTTCAACAAGAGTTCTTAGCTTGTGCATAATCGTATCAATTGCTTTGCGTTCGTCTGGCTCTTGAGCCAAAAGAATTAACATGTGAAGGTGGTCAAGAACAATCCATTTGCAATCACACCCAACAATCATAAATCGCAATTTACTAAAGACGCTATCAAGATCGTTCATCCCAAGGTGTCCATAGACCCAAACACGATCTTTGTTTTCTCCTGCAAATATCTCTTGGTGTACAGCTCGAAGCTCTTCTTCATTGAAAAGTTCTCGAACACTATCAAGATGTAAACGAGCATCCATCTCAATCGACATAATCCCATCAATTGTTCTGCGCCAGTTTTCTTCTAAGGCCATGATGCCAACATTATCTTTTGTTTGTCGTATCAACCAATGCTCAAGCTCACGAGTCACAGAACTTTTACCAAGACCAGTACCGCCCGTCAGTGTAACTAACTCACCCAGCCGAAGACCTTCAAGTTTCTTGTTGAGACCTGACCACGGATAAGGAACAGAATCTTTTTTCTCTCGTGAGAAATACTGATCGGCTTGGTCAGAAACGTTTAACACACCAGAAGGTGTATAAGTTTTAGAGTCCCACCACGCTTGGACATACTGGCTGTGTTTACCTTGGCGAAGCATATCGTTCGGATCTTTGTAATCAACAGGCAATGACATTATCTTAGCTTTGCCGGGCATAAGAAGTCTTGCAACTTTCTTAGCGGCTTCAGCGCCTTGCTTGTCGTTGTCAAAATTAATTACTACAGTATCAAACGATTCAATAAACTCTAGGTTTTCTTTAACACACTTGTCTGCTGACTGCGCACCATTAACAATAGAAACTACAGGCCACTTAGATCCTAGCAATTCGTAGGCAGCCATCGCATCGCATTCGCCTTCAACGATTGTTATATACTTGCCGCCTGATTGAAAGGCTTGTTGGCCAAAAAGACCTACGCCTTTGTTTGTGCCCTTCCAATAAAAGTTTTTATCTTGACCTCGAACCTTTGAAGCAACTGCTTCGTTGTTAATGTAATAAGGATAAGCGTGTTCGGCAATCTCTCCTCTAGAGTTTTTGACTGAACGCACTCCGTACTTTTTTGCTGTCTCTAAGCGGATACCACGATCCGTTAAAGGGTAAAACTCTCCACCATCATTTGAGTGCAAGGTGCTGTTCCTCTGATAAGTTTTAAAGTCTGTTACTTTCTCCTTCGCTGGTGTATGTGTTGTACAACTAAAACAATAAGAAGACCCGTCTTCGTTTAGCGCCAACGGGTCTGAGCCACCGCAATCAGGACACGGTAGGTGAGTTTTAACAAAGGCCATGCTTACTCCTCGATTGTTTGTAACGCCTCGTCTGTTAAATATTCTTGTACTTTTTGGTGCAATGCGACTGATGCCGCCTGTTCAATAACTAAATTGTTTTGAGAATTTTGTACACGCTGCTCAGCAATCGCTAGCAACTGAAAGGCTTTTTGCCCTTCAGCGCTAAGCTTAGCAACGTCATAGGTTTTATCATCTACAACGTATGTTGCTTCCATTATAGTTCGTCTCCTCCTTCTTCTACTTCAAACTCAGCACCGTCTGGTGCGTTATATTCTACAAGCTCTAAAATCTGAACAGCTTGTAGATCCAAACCTTTGTAAGTCATGCCAGACCTGCTGACTTCCCAAGGCTTATACTGCACTTTAACTAATGAGCCATTGCCGACCGCCATGTCTACTTCGTTTTTAGATTTGTCATAAAGCTTTGGAGCTTGTCGGATCATTCCTTTAGGGCCATTAACTTTACGTTTAAAAATAACTGCTTTGCCTTCGTCCATGTCTTTAACACTGAAGCCGTCAGCTTTGAACTTTGCAGCAGTCTCATCATCGACAACAAGATTAATTCCATACGCAGGTTCATACCGTGTGTTAGGAGTTGTGACGAAAGACCAGAAAGCTCTACCTTGAATTACTGCCATATTTGTTCACCTCTTAAATAAATAGTTTATGTAGTTTGGTATTTGATTGAGGATAAAGTCCTCGGTTAATGTTTCATTTGTTTTACTGTTTTGAACTTTAACCCACGATAACATATGTTCCATTACAAGTATGTCGGGCATCTTAGTTCCTAACAACATTACAAATGCTCTTGTTAATGTATCGTCTATAAGTTCTTCTTCTGTTAAGTCATAGTTGTTGTTCACCTCTTAGTCTCCCAGAATGTTTACGGATTGTATCACATTAAGCTTAGCTATGTCAAGCAAAAAGTTAAAGTCTTCTGCAGGTAAATCAGAAGAGATGTAGATCTCTTGATTAACTTCTGCTAACAACACATAGCTTCCTTGAGCTTCATCGCCATGTAGTTGCTGTACTTTTGATAAAGCTTCAGTAATTTTTTCTTTTAAAGGGCGTGTCTTTTTTTCTTTAAAGTTTCCTTTAACTATCTTCATCTGCAAGTCCTGTTAACCACACGGCCATAAGAATAATAACTGATGCCCAAAAGAATATCTCGACAAGGATCATAACACAAATCCTGCGAAAAGTAAACCAAAGGCTGCAATATAATAATACTTTCGTTTTATTCCAAATATTTTTTGTTGAAAATATAACCGCATCAATTCTTTGTCAGCTATTTCGTGCGCTTCTTTAATTTTGTTTTCAATCTCTGACATATTCTTTCTCCTTTTTGTCTATGAAACCACACTTTTTGGTCTTCATGTTTCTAATACACAGAGGTTGTTGTTGGTTTGGTATATCAATGTTAAAATTTATCCAGTTCTTACAAGAAGTATTCTTACATTTAAAAGAATACGAACAAAAGTATTGGTCTTTATAACATTTCATAACAACAGTGCTGTCTCATTAATTTTTTTTAGTTTTCCGTTTAAGCCTACATACACATCAAGATAATCTAAAGATTTTAAATCTGCTCTTTTACGAACATAATATTTCACATCTTCTTTAGGTGTAAAGTCTTTTAAGCGTTTAACTACGCGAGACATTACGCCGATCTGATCTTCACGAGCTATGTAATACATCTTCTTTATCTCCCCAGTAAACAATAATAAAAGCACCACATCCACAACAAGTTAACTCAGTCATGATAGAATGTTCATCATCTTCATGGTCTATGTCGTGGTCAGCGCCCCAAATTAATTCAGAATTACAACTATAACATTTCATATCCATACTCCATTGGTTATGCCGTAATGTATCATTGTACTACAGAGTGCGATGACTGTCAAGTACCACAAGACTAATCGCTTACGCATTAACTTCGCCAACTCTAGTTAGTTTGTTATTTGATCCATAACCACATTCAATTTTCCAAACAACACCATCAATAATTTCAATACCTCTACTTGCTTTGTTTAGTCTCTGCTGTAGTTTCCTTTCTCTTTGGCGTAATTTATCTTCTGCTTCTTCTATACGTATGTGTTCTGTTACTAATGATTTAATGCTCATCATTCACTAGCCTCACCTTTATTTATTATACCACGCTCCAATGCTATTTCTTTCAAGGTTATGCCCAAGTATTCGATCATGCTTTTGCGATCAATGAGATCAAGAAAATCATACAACGCTTCGACCTGCCCATTCTCCTGATCGCTGTTGATCTGTTCGATTACCAGTTCAATTAAATCATCGTCTTGCAAACTCATCACTCACTCTCCCTTTATGCAATCTCGGAATGTAACTCCAGTTTTGCATAGTTTTAATTCGAATTAGACGAACACTCATTGCCAATTAGACGCTAAGTGTATCTACTTAAATACATTTATATGTCTTATATATGTGCCAAATTATATCTATTTGTATATTATATTAGTCATTAACGATCACCGCCACTGCCTTTAATAACCCCACGAGCTTGTCTTGATTTTAACTTCTCGACATTAAAAACTGCTATGTCTTCTAGCTTTAAGCCTTGGTCAGCCGCCATGTTTGCTAAGTTCCAAAGAACATCACCAAGTTCTGAAGTGACTTTGGTACGATCAATATCTACTGCATCACCTCGCAACAAAGGCTTGACAAACAAATCAGCGGCCTCTGCAGCTTCGATCATTAAAGATGTTACAGGATACATAGGGTCTGTGTAGATCGCAGTTTGCTGTGCTAGTTTTTGATATTCATTAAAGTCCATTGTGTCCTTCCTTTAATAATAATTCTTTTTGTTTCTGTTGGAACCATCCGATCTTATTGCAGTCGTATAGCTTATCGTGTCCGGCTTTATCGCCATAACGATAACACGCTTTAAAGATGTTGGCAATATGCCACGGCATCTTTTTGTGTACAATAAGATCATCAAGTTCTTTAGCGCCTTCAGGCAACTTATAATAATCACTGCTACCACCATCCGAAATAACTTTATTGTTTTGTTTTACAACTGCGTCCCATTCTTCTGGGCTAACATCATTTAATCTTTTGCTCATTAATATTCTCCGTCTCTAACGTCTTGAAGTATCCGCCAGATCTCTGGCTCTGCAACGCCAAGAGACCGTAGGTCATCTGTTAACCTAATATAGTCAGGCGCTTTTTGATAGTACACATTGCTCCAAATAACATCTTGAATTACTTCTTCAATATTCATAACAATCTCCAATCATAATCAAACAAAACGGAATAGAAATACCAATCCCTTCGAAAACTGCCGGAGAAATTATAGGTTCTCCATCATCATCAAAGCCTTTCACAATAAAACAAGGTCTAGAGCTAGACAGTTCTACATCTAGACCAAAGCCGTTGCGAAACTCAAAGCTCCACGTAGTGTTCATAAATTTTATAGCCAAATGTTTTTACTCCTTTTTGTTTTTTGCGTACTCACCACGGCTCAACATATATAAACCCGCTTCTCTTTTAAATTTCTCAGCTTGATAAAGCGCCGCACCGGGCGCAATATCTTTATGAATAAATAACTCTTCTGCGATTCGAATGACATCGCACTTCTCACCGTAACTATATTCTTTGTCCATAATGCTATGCCGCCATTGTAAATAGAATACTTTTCTTTACAGTTTCGCGCACTTTAGCGGCACGATCCTGCTCGATAGACGCAATGTTTATTTGAGATCTTTGTGAAGCCGGAGCATGAGTTGCCCAATCAGTCATCGCATTATACACTGCCCAAAGGTTCTTGCCAAGACGACCATGATATATTTCATGGTAAACTTTAAACATATACTCTAAGTTTTTGTTGCGCCGAGGCAGATTGTTTATCAAACCCATAGCAGAAAAAGCCGGGTTATCTTCTCGCAATTTATTTACTGAGTCACGACAGCCTGCCGCATCAACAAACAATTCGAACGCTTCTTCATGAGAGATGGTTGTGTTGTTCCACTTAGCCCACAGATCTTTTTGAGATTCAAAAGTATCAAGAGCCTTCACAATAATTCTAGAGCCTCGATCAATGTCAAGCCCAAGAGTATGCTTAGATTTATAAACTGCAATCTCACCAGAGGTGAAGACCTGAAGGTTAGTGCAAGCCATCTGAGTTGCGGCAACCGATATCATAAACGGCCAAGAACTATCAAACGAAGTAATCGCCAAAAGATTTAAGTGTGCTTTGTCACCGTCCGGTGTTAAGTAACTGTGTGCAGGCAGATCATATTTAACAAAGGTTCTAGAGCCATTGTGAGAGGTTCTGATAGTCTCTCGAATGCCCTCAGTATCTAACTCCGAACGCAATATAATTTTACGAGCTGCTTCAATCATGTGCTTTGGTGCAACAGCTTTATACTTTGACCCGTGAACGCCAAGCTCAGCATTTGTGTCGGTTCTAAAAATTACTTTCTTTGAACTCTGGCACGGTTCTCCACCCATGCCATAATAAATTAAAGGCGCAGTTTCTATTTCAAAATCTGCCTCGCCAAAGCCCCTAAAAACAGGGGCTGAAGTACCAAAAAAATTAACAACATTATCCATGATAATCTCCAATTAACCGTTAACAATTTCAACGTGGTCTAAAACTTTCTTAGATCTATACAGATCTTTAATGTTATTGAATCCTATTTCACGCTCAGCTTTGTTCTTTTCAAGATACAAACCTAGCTTGTGGAATTGAATGTTGTAAAAACACTCGCCAGAACTCAAGCCATAACGTGTTTTGTTTTTTCTAACACGAATGATGTAAGAACGATTGAATAATTTACCAGTTTTCATAAAAGACTCCATGAGTTTTCAAAGTTAAGCAATCCGACACCATGCCGTCATTGCCCTTACATAATACCACAAAACGAACCAGCTTGTCAAGCCCTAATTGCTTCGCAATTCAACGTGTATGCGCCTTCTGCGATTTCTTCTATTAGCATAAGGATTTCATAGTCCGGCACATAATTAAACAAATCAATTTTTTTATCTGAAATATATTTACACAACTCTTCTGTTTCTCTGTGCTTTGGGTCGGAAGGCAAGGCATCTGTCAAGAAAAAACTAGATGCCCAAAGCATTAAATCCGAATAGGTTCTCATGAAATTCCCTCGTTATTTAAAAAAGTATAAGCGGCAGAAAGATAATAAGTTTCTATGTCATAAGATTCATAAGCCTTGACAACTGTTTCATAGAATCTTCTAGAATCTTTAATGAGTTCGTCGTGTGTTCCATGTTGCATCGCTTGATCCATGTTCGAACGATGGTCTATTAAATTTTCAACAATTCTATTTCTTTCTTTGTTTTCTAAATATTCTTCACCGATTGGTTTATTCGAAAGAATTATGTTAGAAAGTTTTGTAAAACAATTTTGAATATGTTCTATATCTTTAATTGTTTCTTCGTTAAAGTCTTGATCTAACATACAAGCTATAGAAATATCAAGCTCTTCAACTAAGTATTTTATATTTTGATTTTTCATGCGCTTTCTCCTAAAAGATATTGTTCATGGACTTCGGAAACATGAAACCCA